TCAGTGTGTCGCCAGCCAGAGCCAGCGAAGGGCCGCGCCGCCGCTGATGAGCAGGACGGCGAAGGTCGCGGCCAGAAGGATTTCGACGTCGGTCCGGGTCCAGCGCATCAGACCCGCCGATAGGCGATGATGCCGCGCGTCGGCCGCGGCCGCTCCCGGACCGCGTGACCGTCATTGCCGGACAGAAGCATGATCTGACCGCCGCCAAGGTCCGCGGTGATGATCCCGACATGATGCCGCCAGACGGCGATTACGCCGGCGCCGGGGCCGCTGGCGGCGGTTCCAACGCGTACCCATGCCCGGGCGAGGTTCAGCCGGGGGTCACGGATACCCAGCTTCAGGCGCAGCCAGCAACCGCACCAAGCAATCCCGGCGCATTCCGCCGGCTGCCCGGCGGCGACGTGGCGATGATGGTTCCGGTGGTGGTGCCGGGGACGGGCTTCCGCCGGCATGGCAGAAAACACGGCGAGCGCGAGCGCTGCCGCGATCATGGATCGCTTCATCGGGTAATGCTCCGAAGGTGTCTAAGAGGTTAGGTTTTGGAGTGGATGCGCTTCGTCAGTTCGTCGAACTTCGCATCGATCTTGTCGCCGATCTTTTCGATCGACTTTTCCATTCGGCCGATGACCAGTTCGAAACTGCCCTTCCGAACGAATTCGTCGCGTGCCCAGATTTCGACCTGATAGACCTTGTCCGATAGCGACCGGAACTTTTCTTCGAATTCAGACCGAAGCGCGACTTCGGACCGCGACAGCTTCCAGACGACGCCGCAAGCTGTCGTGATCAGAACGATTTCGAGGGACGCCGCCGCGATGACGATCGTCCAGTTAATCCCTTCCATTGCCCTGCCCTTCGCCTGCGGCCCGATCGCGGACGCCGTCATACCAATCGCGGCTACTGGAAAGCCGGCCGTTCGCTTCCTTCAGCGCGTCCCGGGTCACGGCAAGCCGCGCCCGGGCGTCGTCACTGAGCCTTGCCGAAGGGTCTTTGACCGGCGCCATGAATGCCGGCGCCGGCGGAAGGTCGCGGGTCAGCGGGACATGACTTGGACGCGATGCGCAGGCCGCGCAGGTCGTCGCAAGTAAGGCCGCACTTGTCAGGCGCAGGCCGTTTTTCCAGTTCAGCAACATAATCGGCGGTCTTTCCTTTTTCGACGTCGGCGTTCGCTTCCAACGCTGCAAGTTTCAGGGATGCAGCGGCCGCAGCCGCTCGCGCGTCGTCGCGATCCTTCTGAACCGCGTCCAACTGTGATTGAAGGGCGGCCGCCTCGCATTTGCTGTCGGCCGCCTCGAACCCGGCGTCATAGATTTTGAAGCCGGCGCCGGCGAAGGCGAGAAGCAACAGCCCGAAGACTACCGCTTCAATGGCGATCGGCGGGACGCCGATCAGTCGGGCGAGCGCTGCGAGCATGGATCAATCTTCCCGCAGGCACCAAGGCCGTTCGCCCCACATGGCATTTGTGCGGCGATTGTAGAGGCCTTGAAGGAATTCGCCGTTCGCGTTGACGTACTTGACCATTGCGTCGCAGGCTTCTTTGACGCGCCCGGCGTTGAGGTCGCGGCCGATCGACGTATTGCAGACCTTCGCCGGACCAAGATTGACGGCGAACGAAGCAATCGCCGCCTGTCGGTGGGGCGGCATAGTCGGCAGCGACGGGACGCAAACGACGACCTTGTCGGCGTAACGTTCGGCGGCTTCCTGAAGCGCCTTCTGACAGTCTTCCTTCGGAACGACGTCGCCGACCTTCAGCCAAGGCCAATCGTAATTGGTGATGCCGCCGCAGACGGTCACGACGCCCGGCGGATCGAATGGGAGATGTTCGGCAACCGTGCTCATGCCCTCCCAATGCGAGACGAGCACGCCGGCGAGCACAGCGCCAGCTGCGGAAAGTCCAACGTGTTTTTTGGTGATAGCCATCTATTCAGCCCCCGGCTGTTTGAGAAGACGCGCGACGCCGAACGCCGCGGACAAGACAATCCCGCCGATCACGTAAGCGCCGACGGGAATTTTGTCGGCGAGCGCCGGCCAGACCATGATCGCGCCGCCGACCATGCTCCAAAATGCGGCGCCGCCGATCGCCGCGCGCATCGAATGCAGCCGCAACAATTTGCTGTGCCAGTCGTCGATCAGTCGCATTTGCCTTTCCCTTTCCCAGGCGCGAAAAAGGCCGCCAGAATTGGCGGCCCCTTGGTCATTTCGTGCAGTATTCGGTGATGATCACGACGCCGGGCGCACCATTGCCGCCAGCCGATGCGACAGCGCCGTTGATGCCGGCCGCGCCGCCGCCGCCTGAGCCGTAGGCGATGCCCGCAACGCCCCCACCCGAGGCGACCTGTCCCGGCCCACCACTACCGAAAAAGCTCGCGCCGCCCGATCCGCCCGCGCAAAGCTGAGTAGAGCCGCCGAGACCCGTTCCGCCGCCGCCCCCGTTGACCTTGAAGTCGCCCGTCCCAGCCGTTCGATTGTCGCCACTCGCGCCGACGGTTTGGTTTCCTGCTGCGGCGACCGCTCCACCGCCGCCGCCTTTGGCCACAACGAGGGCGCCAACGCTTGTATCCACGCCTTGGCCGCCGTTGGCGCCAGATGCGCCTGCGCCACCCGTGCCGATCGTGACAGCCTGCGTCGCGCCAGCCGTTGCAGCGCTGATGATTGAACGGGAGTAATCCCCAGACTGACCGCCGCCAGCGCCGCTTCCGACTGATGTGCTGATGGTTGGAATGCCGCCGCCCGCGCCGCCGCCGCCGACGCCTTCGACGTCGGCATAGATAAGGTTTGCATTTGGCGTCCATGTTCCGGTCGCGGTGAAAACGGTACGACGGATGACGCCGAATGCCGCGGCATTGACGCGCGCCTGATCCTTTTGCGCACCGCTCAAACCTTGCGCAGTGTCGTAGCGCACCGCGCCGGCGCCCGGCGTGACGTTGGTCAGTTGCGAACCGTCGACGGCCGGCAGCTTCGCCGTGCCGTCGAGTTGCACTACTTGGCTTGCGGCGGTGCCAACGTTGAGCGCCGCGGCGGTGCCGAGCGTCGGCTTTCCGGTCAGCGAAGCATAAGGAATGTTAGTCAACAGCGAGCCGTCAACCGCCGGGATGCGTGCCGATCCGTCGAGTTGCAGCACGTTGCTAGCGGCGACGCCGAGGATCACGCCGAGATTTGCGAGCGCTTGCGTCTTCTGCGGCGTGGTCAGGCCCTGCGCAGCGTCGACGCGCAAGCGGACTGCGAGCGCCGCAGTAACCGTCGCCGCGAAGCTGGCGTCGTCGTTGATGGCGTCCGCCAGTTCTTTCAGCGTATCGAGCGCGCCGGGCGCCCCGCCAATCAGGGCGGTGATGGCGGCTTGCAGCGCTTCCATCGTCGCAAGCTGAGTGTTGTTGGTGCCTAGCGCCGGCGTTGGTGCCGTAGGCACGCCAGCAAACTGAGGCGAGTAGACCGGCGCGAAAATCGCCGTCGGCTGAAGGACAAGGTTGGAACTGCCGTCCAGCGTGAGGACGACGTTAGGCGTCGGCGCCACTGTGTCGAGGACGGCGAGCATCCCCGTCAGTCTGTGGGTTGCGTTGAAATGCGACGGCTGGATTGCGCCGGGGTCGCCGTTGTCGGCGCGGCCGGACTGGAATTCGTGATCAACAGGCATGGGCTGCTTTCCGAAAATGAAAAACCCCGGCTTTAGGCCGGGGCTTGCGGGGGCAGTGTTTTGGGTGGATGGATCAGATCGCCGCAAAGGCGGCGTTGATTTCAGGGATAGAAATCAGCGTTCCGGCGTCGATCTGCGCGACGACGTCGGCTTCCGTGGAGAAGCAGGCCGCGACGTGCTGACCAATCGCTACCGCCAGAGCGATGATCGTCGGAGCATCCAACGGGGTGAAGTTTCCGTTTTCCGCTTTCCATTTCGTCGTGAAGGACGCGTCGTGAGCGGCCATATTGTATGCGCCGTTAATCATCGATTGGCTTACGCGATCTGTGCTGACCGACATTCCGCCCACGGATATCCCGCCGACTTCTTTGTCGTAACGGACCGCTGCGGCGTAGACCTTCAGCTGCGGGCGGCTGTATGTCGTCGCCGTCGGCTGCGCGAAGGTCGTCCCGTCGAACAGCCATGCGGGGAGAAGATCAGACACATACGGCCAGATTTCCGCCTCGCTGGCGATCTTCGTCGCCGCGGCGCGTTCGGCGAGCCAAGCAACGAAGTCCGCATCGGCGATCGGGACATACGTGTTTCGCTGACTGGAATAGACCTTGTCGACAGCGCCGCCGACGGCCCAATACCAATTACGGGGTTCAAATTGCATGCGGATGATCCTTCCGGATTAGAGGTAAAGGCCGTTGGACGCGGAGCCGGCGATGGTGCCCGGCAGGTAGCTTGCGCCGCCGCCGTTCGTATTGATCAGGCCATAGTTGTCTGCCTGATACCGCTTGCCGGTGACGTTGCCCGGGTTGACGATGGTCGCATTCGGCGGGCCGAACGTGATCTTGCCGCCCATCGCGGCGTAAGCAAAGGCAAGGCCGCAAGTGATCGGCGTGCTGACGGTCAAGTTGATGCCGGTTGCGACGCTGATGATACCGTCCAGCATTCCCCAGAGCGCTTCCGAGCAGTTGCCCGCGAAGTTATGAGCGCCGTTGATGTTGAGGTTCGCAGCGCCGTACGCTTCGAATACCGCGCCGGTCGAAATGGTGCCGCTGACCGTGTTGCTAGTGTTGAGCGTCGCGCCGGAACCGGTCACGACGAACCCGCCGGCGGCGGCAGTGCCAAGGTTGACGACCTTGACAAACGAAACAGACATTGTGTTCGGCCCCGTCACCGTCACGCAATGAGATGTCCCGGCCGGGTTCTGCACAACAACGGCGGACGGATTGCCCGTGTTTCCGACGACAATAATGTTCGGACCTGCATAGCCGGGCGTCTGGAACGGCGCATAGGTGCCGTCGGCGATGTGAATGGTAATAGCGAACTGAGACGGCGCGTAGCTGAACGCAATGTTGATCGCTTGCTGGATGGTTGCCAGCGCGTGACCCGCAACGTTCGAAATGCCGTCGTTTGCGTCGTTGCCGATCGCGCCATTGACGTACAAATCATAATTGGAAACCAGCTGCGGGCGCCCGCGCGCCGACGGCAATTGCAGCTTAGTTCCATCGAAAATGTAGCAGTCGATCCCGCCAGCGACGATATCGCCGTAAAGAAGCGCCGAACCGTCCCGCCGGACGATCGGCAGAACACCAAGGCCGCTAATATTCGCGGTCGCCGCGCCCGTGTTGATGTTCGCCGCCTTGATATAGAACCGCATGCCTTTCTTGTATTCCGCCGGCGTCGGCGTCAGCGCGGCGGTGATTTGGTTTGCCGTGACGGAGGCGTCTTCGCCGTAGCTGACAAGACCGCGCTGGATCAGGTGCTGCGCGGCCCGAACCAAAATGCTGTCGTCGGCGTTGTCCTGTGTGACGATGTCGACGCTTCCGGCCGTCTGACCGTTGGCACGCGCAAGGGCGCGAAGCGTTGCGGTGACTTCATTGAACCAAGCCGCCGAAAATTCCGTGCCGTCGTCGAGGTCAGGCGACGAACAATCGCGGAAGAAAGTGTCGATCGCAGTAAACGCCCGCGTTTCAGACGGGCGAACAGTCACGCCGCCAGCGCCGACGGTCGGTCCGAAAAGATCAAGTGCCATTTGAAGCCTCAAAGGTTAGCTGGATTTCAGCGTGAACGATGCGGGAAAGGATGCATTTCAGCGGCGACAGATCGGGGCCGCAGGAAACGCGACGGCCGGCGCGCATGCGGCCGGCGCGAGATGCGAGGTAACGGCCGCGCGGCTGGAACGCCGAACTTTCGTTTAGGTGAACGATGATGCGAAGCGCTGCGGCGCCGACGACACGGCCGGCGCGAGCGCGGCCGGCGAAGGCCCGCCCTCCGGCACGAGAGCCGCAGAAGCCGATTTCTTCGTTACATTCGATTGACCAGCCGGATCGCGCCGCGACCGCCTGATAGTATTCGCAGCGCGTCCCGCCGATCGCGGCGACCTTCGTACAAAGGTCCGGGAAGGGATCGCAATCGTCCGGAAGACCGTATTCGACCATCCATTCGTCGCGAGTTTCTTTGACGCTTTGGCACCAAAATTCCATCCGCAGGTCGCAGAGACGCTGCGTCAGGTAGTGCAAAACGACTGCGTAGGACCGCCAGTATTGATAGAGAATGCTGACGGTCGTCCGGGTGGCGGAGTATGCATCCCCGTCGAATGCATCCGGCGAGAAGCCGATTTCCTGTCCCGGCATCGGGGCGCCTTCGTTCGTTTGCCACGCGCGACCGCGCGGCAACAGCGAAAGCACCCCGGACGTTACATCGTCCAAGGTTGGGCATCGCATTGATGAATTGCCTGATTAGGGGATGAAGGTGACGGTTCCGAGGACGGCCATTTGGCCGGACAGAAGCGCCTGATCTGCTGAAGGAGACGCGATCCGATGGCGCTGTTCTCCGGTCGCGTTCGCGACGGCCTGCCAAATCCACGACAGCGAAAAGGAAAACGGCGAGGCCAGATATGGCATGCTGCCAAAGGCGTCATCGTTTCCAGCCGGGCGAGACAGCCGGAAGAACGTATCCCGCAGTTCCGCCAAAACGGCTTCCTGAACTTCCGACGTGTTCGGCGACAGTCCGGCGATCGTAATGTCGACCGGGACAGCCTGCGGCGCGGCGATAGTCACCTTCGCGCCGGCCGGCCGAACCGTTTCGATGTAAGCCGCGACCCGCAGAACGTCGGCGGCAGACGGAATGCCGTTCGGATAAAGATCGTACATCAGCGGGAAAACGCGGATCGTGCCGGCGCCCTGCCATAGCCTTTCGACATAGACCGTCGGCCGATCCAGAAAGAACGACACGCCGGCGACCTGCCCGGTCCAATCAACGTAATCCGCGGCGTTGCCGCCATGCGGCGGGTTTCGCTTCCGGAACAGGATGCGAGCACGATAACTTTCCATGTCTTCGACGTCGACGCCAAGGGACAGGCCGTCGCCGTCGACCGCGCAGGTCGGCGCCGTCGTACTTGTCGACGTCACGCCGGAAACGATTTCGAGCGGCGTATTTCCCGCCGTGTTAGTCGCCGCCCCGTCAGTCGCTGCCACGACCGGGACCGTCAGCGTTCCAGACGTCGCCAGCGTGCCGCCGGCGCTGACGATCAGTTCGACGCCATCCGTTCGGCGCAGGATCGCGCCGGTCAAAACGGCGACGTTGTCGGTCACGGTGAAGACGACACTTCCTGACGCCGGCGCGGCCGGCTTCTGGGGGATGCCGAATTCGATGCCGTGGAACGTCAGGCTTTCAAGATCGGGCGCGCGGTGCGCGAAAATCTGCTTCTCGATATAGGAGGCGAACCCGAACAATTCGTAGATGCTGCCGGCGATAACCTTCGCTGACGCGTAGACGTTGTTAGGCCAGACCCACGCGTCCGAGCCCTTCAGGTTCGCCCGGAACGACTGGCGCGTCCGCTCCATCAGGTCTTTCAGTGTCGGAAGTGCAAACATTGCGGAGGCCCCTTAATCCGGCGGGTTGTCGCGGAAGGTGGCCGCTTTCGGTGACGTGACGGTCTGCTGCCAAATGTCATCGAAGCGGTAGTCGTATGCTCGCGTTCCGTCGCGTCCGTAAATCTGGATTGCGAGGTCGCAACGGTTGAAGGCAAATTCGGCGGTCGCCTGCGCTTCGATGCGGACCGCGGCGCCTTGGAAGATCAGCGGCGCGAGCGCGTCCAACGCGATCGCTTCGACCCATCGCCGGATTACTTCGGTCAGGGTTGACCGCTCGAAAATCCAGAGAAGCGAACCCATGTCGGTTTCGCCGAGTTCGGCGCGGACGTCTTCGCCGTCGCCAAACCAGCCGCGGGGGTCGCCGTCTTCGACCAGATAGCGCAGCGGATGATCGTTCGGGATACGCTTGTCGGTGAACAGCGAAATGATGACGGCGGTATGCAGCGCGGCCTTTGCTTGCAGCCCGCCGCGGTTCTGCGGTTCGTCGGGGGCCGCAAGCGCCCAATCGGCTTGACCGCGCCAAGGCGACCATACGCTATCCCAAAGCAGAATAGGCTGCGCCTGCGCGCCTTCATTGATGCGAACGCGTAGCGAAGCCATGTCAGATCGCCTTCGTTGTGGTTGAGCAGCCGCCGCCGCAAAGGCCGATGGGCGTTCCGCCCTCGCCGCCTAGATTGATGTCGGGACTTTGGACGACGACCGTCGGCGCCGTAACCGTCGCCTTCCCGCTTTCCAGCTTCACCGAAGCGTCGTCGAATTCCGACGTCAGGCTTTCTTCGTTCCAAGTGATCTTGGCTTGCTGGAAGGTGATGACGACATTGTCGCCGTCCATGACGATTGAGATCGTCTTTTCGTCCTTGCCGCTTTCGTCGTCGGGGGCGTCGTCGCCGCCTTCCTCGCCGCCGGCTTCGTCCCCGCCGCCGTCTCCGCTTTCGCCTGCGGCGTAACCGTGGCCGATGCGAATATTGACCTTCTTCTGATGGACAAGGTCGGCGTTCTCCTTGAAGACGCGAATGATGTCGCCGAACTGATTGAAGATCGCCATACAGCCTTCGGGCGTCTTCTTCGGGCGGTATTTCTCGTGACCGCCGTCGAGGTAAAGCGTCCGATCGGATCGGCTGCCCATCTGGATTAGATAGCCGTCGCTATCCGCCGGCGGGACCGACGTAAGCCGAAGTCCAGCGGCCGCCAGATTTTCTTCGGCTTTTCGTTCTTCAACCCCTTGAGGTCGATCCGCTGCTGACTTTTCTTGTCGTCGACCTTCACGACGCGCGCGCGGCGCGTCGTCGACCGAATGCCGTCTTCGTGCTCGTAAAACATCAGCCCATGTCCCAATCGCCGCCGGATTTGTTGCCCTTGCCGCCGCCGCCGCCCTGCCCGTCATAGGCGCGCGGGTCGACAAGGTTCAGCGTCGCGATGCTGCCGCTGTCGTTCTGGCGGTAGTCGACGCTTTCGATCAGCATGTCCTGCGCGATGTCTAGGAACTGGCTTTCGGTCCAAACCAAATAACCCGGCGTCCAGAGCATGCCGCCGTCATCGCGGAAGCCTTGCGTCAGGATCGTTGCCTTCAGCGCGTTACCGGCGGCGCGGTTCTTCCGGTTCTTCGCCCGCTTCTTCGCGCGATCCTTCGTCGTGTCTTCGTCTTGGATGATGACGATCGCACGATGGCGCTTGACCGCGCTGTCTTGTTCTTCCGCCTCGATTTCCAGATTGTCGTCGCCGTGGCCGAACGGGCGCTGTCCGCGGACGACGATCTTCGAATGGCGGTTTGAGCCGTTGTGGTGAGCGGTACCGGCGAGAATGTTGACGCCCTCGATCAGCCCGCCGCTTTGGCGTTGCCCGTTCGCCTTCGTGATCTTGGCGTTACCTTCCGGCGTGCCCGTGATCGTCATGCCTTGTTGACGCGCCAGCTTTTCGACACAGCGGAAGCACGTTTCGCCGGGCGTCAGCTGATACTGTTCGACCTTTTCCAGCTGCTGATCAGTCTCGAATTTGGCGGTGTAGTTGCTGGAAATCTCCTGCCCGATTTCAAGCGGGTCTTTGTTTTCGAACTGGCCGGTTTCATGTTCGGCGCTGCCGTCGACAAGGTCCGCCGATTTTGATGCGCCGCAGACATCGATAATTGCTCGCCTCGCTGCAAAGCTTGGTTCGCGGCTGTCGACATAGCCAGTCAGAAGAAGGTCGCCGTTTGCCGAAACAGTGACCTCCGTTCCTACAGCGAATACCGCGTTCGTTGCAGACCCGCCGAGTTCAGCCGCGATAGTCATCGAGAAAGACCGCGCGGCCTTGTTGAATGCGGCGTGGACGTTGATTTCTTCAAACGCGGTCCAGTTACCGCCGCCTGCGGTGATGGTGACGACTTCGATCCCCATGACGACCTACTTCGACAGCGCTTCGAATTCCGTCGGCATAAACGACGGATGCGGGATCATGTTACGCGCAACCAATTCGGCCGACCGATTGGGGTCGGCGTAAATCCGCCATGCCCAGAACAGCGACGGCATGGACAGGTTTGCTTCGACGGTGACGACCGGCGCGAGGTCGAGGACTGCGCGCGACAGGTATTCGATCGTCGCGTCGCGCAGCGCTGCAACCGCGTGGAACAGGTCGATTTCTCCCGGCGGGATCAATTCCAGAATGGCTTCGATGTACTCCGCAACATTCCCGCGCAGCGTGATCCCGGATTGACGGTCGGTCAGCGTTACCCGGGCGACCGCTTCGCAATAGGCTGTTACCGCCGCGAGCAACAAAAGCCGTTTGGCTGCGGCGTCGTTCAGCGCCGCGGCCCGCCGGCTTGGCGTCGGATAGGGGGAAGAAGGAATGACGGATGGGATCGACGGCCTTCGCTGGCATTCGCTTCGCGCCGGGAAGCGGCGGGCCTTTTGGCGCGCTTCGAAGCCGGCCCGCGCCGCTGGCTTTCCGATCGCCAGCTGGCGGCTGTGGACTGGCACAGAGCCGACGGAGCAGGATCGCGAACTGATCGCGGAAGCTTGCAT